TTTAGATCACCGACATTTCGGTAGATCGATTGGGTAGGTAAATTATAAGCAATAGCAGCAGAAGAATCGCGATTTATATTTTCCGAATTCATTTATATATCAAGAGGATATTCTACCTACGAAACAGATCTACGGGAGTCCAGACGTTAATGTCTAGACGTATGGATTAAGATCCATATGTCAAGCATAAACGCTGTATGTATGAACACTGATGCCCGGGTGCATCAACGCATACGTCCAGACGTTAAGGAGAGAGAACGTAGGGGTTGGTACAAATAGGATAACGACCGTAAAAAATGTTTCATATGTATCGTTGTTGGATTGCACTTACCTTTGATTATTGTGCCTCAAACCAAGAATCGTCTGATTGTTCCCGGACGCATAATATTCTTGATTTCTTGCATTGCTTGAACCATTGCAATCAATCGCTCGCTTTTTTTCGGAGTCTTTATAACCTTCCGTTTCGGTAGCGAGTATTCGTCTTTGTTCACCGCGTATTTATAGTGTCCTAAGTATATGTTTTTATACAGTTCGCTTATCCTCTCAAAGAAATAGATCGGTTTCGAATTCCGACAGAGTTTATTTGCAAATTGGATATTCTGCAATATAGTATAGATGCGGTTCCATTCGTCTTTTGTGATATTGGAATACTTTGTCAATGAGTAGTAATCATACGCGAACTTGCGGTCGAGTATGATAATGCCGGTCAATTTGGTAAGCAAGAATACATTTGGCAGGAACTCTCTTATATACATCTGTATGTCGTGCGGCAATCTGGAAAAGGTCTTACGGAATAATTCCACGTTTTCAGGTCTATTTTTATTGCGTTGATCACGTTTACTATTCATTTTAGATGATTGGTTCTATTTTCATAGGAAACAAAAGGCATTCAATTTTACACTTGAAGTAAGGCAAAATAGTATAATATTATCTTATAGATATGAACTTTATAAAGAATTTTAGTCATTATGGAGATATATTAGCGATACCATTCTTCGCTTTATTGGTCATTTATTTTTACAATATTGAACATAAAACCACGATAGAATACGTATTATTATTTTTTTCTATAAGTGGATTTATATTAGATATTTTATATACGTATATATTTTTGGGACAAATCAAGAGATAGACTGTAACGAAGTCATAACGAAGTGTAGGTGTGTAGGAATTGTCCCAAAATGAAAAACGGCAATAAAATACATAAATACATTGAGATTACGTATTTTATACTGAATGTCTCAGACACATTTATACAGAGAATACCCCGACATATATGGCAAAGACAAATTAGGGAAGACGCGTATATGGAAGGCGTCTGTGTTTCAGAACGTAGGTACAGCAACAGCGGTCATTCAGCACGGATTGCATGAAGGTAAATTGCAGGTCGATACGCGTCAATATACAGAAGGCAAAAATATCGGCAAGAAAAATGAGACGTCGCCTCTCGAACAATGTATCGCGGAGGTCGAGAAGAAACGCAAAGACAAAATAGAGAAAGAGGGGTATTCAGAGACTGGTTCGAGTCCTTCTTCCGGGAAGGAAGACCGTAAATACTTTCCTATGTTGGCGAACAAGTATGAACCTGCCGGAAAAAAACGCGGCGGTATCGTATTTCCGTGCTTCGTGCAACCGAAACTCGACGGTCTCCGGTGTGTCGTCTATCTCCAATCGGGTAAACCGGTGTATCAATCTCGCACAGGCGGATATTTTGCAGTGTTACAACATCTCGATTCGCATATATTGCAGATTCTCTCCGACAACCCTACGCTCGTGTTGGACGGCGAACTGTATACACAAGATATCCCATTTGAAGAATTAGCTGGAATTATCAAGAAGAAAACATTGACCGCAAATGATGAGAAGAGGATACAGTGCGTGAAGTATCATATATATGATATTGTAGTACCGGATGTACCGTTTCGTCAACGCCTCTTAACTATCCAAGACCTCGGTGCAAGGGGGGCGCATATCGTTCCGACCTATTTAACGGACAATACACAGACATTCCGCGAGAAATTCGGGGAATATGTCGCACAAGGATATGAAGGTATTATGCTGCGTAATACAGAGGGATTATACCAAGAAAATTACCGGAGTAATGATTTGATGAAATACAAGGAATTTTTCGAGGCGGAGTATCCGATAGTGGATTATAAAGAAGCTTCTGGGCGGGATGTGGGTACGGTGATATGGGAATGCGAGACGCCCGAAGGGCGTCGATTCAGTGTACGACCTCGAGGTACGCAAGAGGCGAGACGAGAATGGTTTTGCAGGGGGGCGTCTTTCGTGGGAAAACAGTTGACGGTAATATATCAGGAATTGTCGGAGATGGGGGTTCCGCGATTTCCGGTAGGCAAGGCAATACGAGATGGATATTAATGTATGTAAGGACCGATGCCATTACGAAGCGCTGGGCATATCAATGTTCACCCGCATTCTACCTACGAAACGAATTTACGGTTGTTTGGGACAATTCCGGAGAGAGGCACGAACGTAGGCATAATGTCCCCACTTACAATAGATTTATAAAAACGACATAAACCTCTCGTGTATGATTTTGTATAATCCAATACACAATATGATACGTATTTTATTTTGCCTAATATGGTCGTGGTCGTCGGCGTTTTTTCTACCTACGAAACATCTAATTACGTTTAGTAATTATCCCAGTCTATGGAGAAAACCAGTTGTTCCTGATATGCAATTATATTCTCATCCACGGCATTACCATTATTCTAAGAAATACTACGAGAATGCAATGAAAAGATTAGAGTCGTCAAATGTAAATGCAACTACACCTACAACTAAAGACAAGTTAAATTGCGAAAAGAACCAGTCATTATCCGATGAAGAAATGCCAGGAATAACAATCATCTTGAAAGGAGGGTTCTTCCAACCATTTGACGGACAAGAAGGTGATGACGACGAAGATGCAGATGGATTATTCAATCCTTTCGGCGATTTTAGTGACGACGATTTTGACCAAAACGAAAGTGAATCGGATAAAAAGATATCCTCTAAATCGCCCCATCGAAGAGAGAATCCGTATATGCGCGCATTCCGCGAAGAATTCCAGAATGACCGAAAACGAACCAACGACCGAGAAAAGCGAAAATCGAAGAATTTCGAAGTGGTTACCGATTATAATACGAAATTCGCGGATGTAGGAGGGTATGCAAATATCAAAGACGAATTGAGACAGACGATCGATATTCTACGTGACTATACAAAATACGCCAAGTACAATGTGCGTATCCCGAAAGGACTCATTTTCGAGGGACCACCAGGAAACGGCAAAACACTTCTCGCCAAATCGCTCGCAGGTGAAGCAAATTGCGGATTTATTGCGGTAAGTGGTTCCGATTTCCAAGAAAAATACGTCGGTGTCGGGTCCAGCAGGATACGCGAATTGTTTGATTTGGCAAAAGAGAATGTACCCTGCATTATATTCATCGACGAGATTGATGCGGTCGGACGCAGACGGTCAGGTGATGGTGAATCCGCTTCCTCCGAACGCGATAATACGTTAAATGCTCTTCTCGTCGAATTGGACGGATTCAAGAACAACACGGGTGTATTTGTAGTCGGTGCTACCAATCGCGTGGATTTGCTAGACCCTGCCTTGATTCGCCCCGGTAGAATCGACAAGAAAATATACATCGGATTACCCGACGCAACAACGCGACGAGAAGTAATTCGTATCCATTTGAGAGGTAAACCACACGACGAAAGTATCATAATCGACGATATGGTAGAAGTGACAGACGGACTTTCTTGTTCGCAGATAGAGAATCTTCTCAATGAAGCAATGTTACACGCACTCCGCTACAATATGACCGCGTTCACTTATTCGGAATTGGATATCATTTTGAACAAGATGATAGCAGGATGGCAATCCACTGAACACGAGTTTACGCAAGATATGATTAACCGCATTACTGTTCACGAGATGGGACATGCATTGTTAGGTTATTTGTCGAAATATCATTCGCGACTATTGAAAGTCGTGTTGAATTTGTCTTCTCCTAAGACACCCGGGTATACCGTTTTTGAGAGGTCGTCATCCAGCATTTATCTGAAAGAAGCATTGTTCGAACACCTTATTATTCTATTGGGAGGGAGAATCGCAGAAGAAGTGGTTTACAACGTTTCAGTTACAACGGGTGCAATCAACGATTTCGAAGAAGCACTCAAATTGGCAGAACGAATGATTGTGCATTATGGTATGGGAGATAATGTGCTATATCCCAGTACAAGTGAGAAGTATAAAGAAATCATCGATACCGAAGTGAGTGAACTAATTAATTATGCGTATTTAGTTGGGCGATTGGTATTGGAGAATTGCAAGAAAATCATACTCGAATCTTCTGCCTTGTTGCGAAAGGAGAAGAAATTGACTCCTGTCCATCTATCCAATATGATACGCGACTCTCATCCGGAAGTGTTAAACCTGAAGGATATCTTTACGGTATAATATCCATTCTAACTACGAAACACCCTACGTCCGTTTGGGACAATACCACATAATAAAGCATTAATAGTCCAATTCCTACAAAACACCGTATGCGTTTTGTAAGAATAATATTCACATAGAAAGATATAGGTTCATATGTGTTATTTTTACTCGTTATTATATAGAAAGGAAACACAAATCGCTCCAGTGATTATTCCACCTACGAAAAAATCTACGGAGAAACGTACGAAATCGATTGCAGAATCACTTCTTGTAAAAATACGCGATATGAAACCTCTCAATAAAGAAGATATGGATAAACTGAATAATCTATCCGATGATGATAAAATGGAAATCATAGGTACTTACAATTTGGTGGTGGAATCTATACAGGTACTTGTCGACTCGGAAGGTATGGGACAATTCCGGAGAGAGGATGTAACGAAGTAGGTTGTTTGGGATAATTCCGGAGAGAGGAACGAACGTAGGAATTGGATGATTCTACGGAGAAACGACCATAGGGTGTTTCGTAGATAGAATCGTAGGTAGAATATTACATAACGGAAATAAAGAATAACGTCCTACATATAGAAATACCGATGTCGCAACGATCCCATCTACTATCTGCATCCGATCTATCCAAACTCGATATCTTATATTACATCCATAGTGCCGATAAAATGCGAGATTCATTGAAGTATTCTACAAACAGACTACCCCAATATCCAGACAAGACGCTTATCACAATGTTCTATGAACCGTCTACGCGCACAAACTGTTCTTTCCAAGCAGCGGCATTCAAGCTCGGCATGAATGTAATTGCATTAACAGAGAAGGCGTCGAGTTCCGAGAAGGGTGAATCGCTAGAAGATACGATACAAACACTCCAGTATTACGGGGACGCGATTGTGCTAAGACATCCAGCAAAAGGTTCGGCGCACAGAGCATCGTATGTATCAAATGTTCCAATTATCAATGGCGGCGATGGAAACGGCGAGCATCCTACCCAAGCACTTCTCGACATATTCACCATATATACAGAATTGCGGCAAAAAGGAATCGATTTAGATACACCCGAACGAGAAGACATCACAATTACATTTGTAGGCGATTTAAAGAACAGTCGGACCGTTCATTCGCTGATACGTTTATTGCTGCATTTTCCGAAACTCCGGTTCGTCTACGTATCACCCGGTAAACTAGAAATGCCGGAGGAGATAGTCCGAATGGTTCATCACGAACAAAACAAGTCGCGGAGTCTGAACGACGTAATAAAAAAAACAGATATACTTTACATGACACGTATACAGAAAGAACGGTTTGAAAATGCAGAAGAATATGATATAATTATGGAGAATGCCTGGTTATTCCGGTTATCCCGTGATACAATGAATCGCGCGAAAGAGAATATGATTGTAATGCATCCTTTGCCTAGATTGGAAGAAATACCTGTAGAGATTGATAGAGATGACCGAGCTGCCTATTTTAAACAAGTAGAGAACGGACTGTATATGCGTATGGCACTATTGGACAGCATTTTGGGACAATTCCTGAGAGAGGAACGAACGTAGGAATTGGTTCATTATACTTAGAAACGCCTAATGCGTTTTGTAGGCATAATCTCGCAAGAATCGTTCTAAATCGCGGAGTTTATTTACGTAATTCGACTCAGCATCAAATGTTTCGTAAACCAAGTAACCAGTGCTATCCACCTTGGAGCGATTTTTCTCTTCCTCTTCAAACACTCGGGTGAGTTCGCGTTGAATAATATAAATTGCTTGTTGTTTTGTGATAGAAATACCAGAACCCATTTTTGTCGAATATAGTCGCAAGGTTATTATACCATACAACAAAAAGAACCGAATAAACCGTTCAATTTTGGGACAATTACGTGTAGTAATTGGATGATAAATGCGAAGTGAAGGAGAAACGACCATATGGGTGTTTCGTAGGTAGAATATTCGGTTACATAAAAAACATGTATTTAGATTACAACAAATAAGCATATACAATGTACAAAAGCATGGTTGGGTTATTCGGGTTTTTCGATTAAAGATTCGACTGATTTATCGGATGGATTCGCTATGTAATGCTTGCATAGGATGTCTTGCACGGTCTTCAGCAGGTCAATCGTGTTTCTCTTCTCTCTGCGTAATTCAGGGTCAATGCGCATAACACTGTCGCGAATATTGTCATATACCTTATTGATACTGTCAATGAGGTAAGGGCATTTGCGAATGGCTTGTTGTATAAAGCTAAACCCCGATCTTGTCGTTTTGTGGAACGCGCTGGTTGTAGCAATATAATCCGCCTTGTTACGAATATAATTGAACACGTCGCATATGACTGCTAGTTTGCGACTAAGTGAGTCGCATGGGGTCAATCCTGGAACATTGTTGCTATTCAGGTATGTCAAATCCGCGAATTTGGTATTCATATAGGAAATGAATTCCTGTAATTCACGGTCCTTGGCATACGCACGAACAATATGCTTCAAATGGTTCGTGCGGGTTTCTTCTTTTTCTTCTTCCGGTTCCACCAATTCAGCATTGGAGTTTGCGTTGGTGATAGGCGCTGCGCGTTTCTTTACATATCGGTTGCTGACAATACGAACGGTCTTCAGACGCTCGTCTATCATGCCGAGTACTTCATACATTGCATCGAATTTGCACAATACGATATCTTCGCATTTGCGCGCGATTCTTCGCAACTCTGAGCGGGAGATTAGTATGTAAATATTATCTAATATATCGGCGATTATTTTGTATTCTCGTCGCTCGTCGAGATAACTTACCTTGAGGGAATAAGCGAGTGCGTCTTTCGCAAGACTTTTCATCATTCCAAATCGGACGATGAATACTTCGCTCTTCTCTTTTTCACGGAAACTTTTGGTCAAATGATATAGTTCTCTCAAAGAACGAATGCATAATTGAATGTTTAAATTGCGAGAGGTTTGAGACATTTTGAGTTTGATTTTGAGTTTGAGTTTGATACAAATAGGGTTTGTTTGGCGTATGCTTCCTTTTCTGTCAAAATAAAAAGACGTTCAATTTTTTACATTTCCCGACCCCATTGTGCCTACGGCGTTTTGTAGGCATAATCATCCAATTCCTACGCTCGTCCTTCTCTCCGGAATTGTCCCAAACGAAAAATTGAACGACTTTTCGTTTGTATTACAGAAAGGCAAATAAATCGAACGCGCTATTACTTACAAAATGAACATTGAACGAAATCCTCTCTTACGTTTCGGCGAGTCTATCGCAGATATTACAATGCCAGCTACTGAACAAGATACTACCCCAGAATTAAATCTACACCATCACACAGACTACAAGAAATATAGACGACAGTGTCCAGAACACGGCATTCAACAAGAACTGGTAAGTGAAGTGCCTACGTCAATATTTAGACATATCTATACACAAGGTCTTTATATCCCATACAGCGACGATATGTTTGACCGCACAAATCGTGCATTGGAAAGTATATTTGCCTCCATTGAATGCCTTACTCCGATATTTGACGCGTGTTGCTGCCGATGGCGTCTCTACTACGGCACACAGATGGTTTCCAATACATACATCTATTCGAGCAGTTCGGAATTCCACACGAAGAATTATGCTTTGCACGAGTTGCTATTAGAGATTAACAAGAAGCGACATAACCCGCATATAAGCGAAGACAATCCATGGGGCATTGACCCAGAAGATGATTTCGAACCCGGGGAGTTAAAACCCCGTCGAGAATTCTGTGTCGCAGAGGTAATTCTTGCTCGCCAACCCGGTTTAAATGGGCAAGATATGCTATCGGTATGTTTCAACCGAATTCACGGTTGCCGCGTATCCTCCTCATTTATATCAAACGAGATACGCAATAACCTTATGGCAACGATAGAACGAACACCGGTCGTAGTCACGAATTCGCGATTGCCGCTATTACTATTAGCGGAAGGCACAGGTCATGTCAAAGAAGAGCATCCTCAAATCATCCGATACTTGATGAATGACTTACTGATGAAAGAATTCTGCACATTTATTCCTTATAGAACATATATTTGATTGTATGATTGTATGCTTGTATGACCCTTTGTAACCTCTAATTATATTTTTTGCCGCAAAAAAATATTGTTATCGTATGGAACATGGAGATGGAGATGAATATGGAGAAAGATATAGGTATTATGTCTAGACGTTAAGTTGTCGAATGACTTCTGCTAATGCGAGGCGACTGAAATTTTGTTCTTTTAGTGCGGAGAGGTCGTCGGGGTAATCAGCATCCAATATATATTCTGCCGGTAATCGCGGTATGAATTTCGCTAGAAATCCAGGGCGAAAGGTGAGATTGGCATCGCGATTTGTATATACGTTTGAGTGGAAATCTTCTTCGGACAACCCGGGGTGTCCTTGTCGGAGGATTTCTTCGTCGAGGTATACCATACGGACGCGTCGGATATCCATTTCCGTATAAATGATAAAGGTCGGCGGTAATGGACGGATTTCCTCGCGTTTTTGTCCGCGATAGTTTTCGAGTATAGGCGACGAACTGATTTTGCCGCTGTTTTTGAGACTTACCTGGAATTGTACGGTCTGGTCTTTGACTGGTACTTGAATCTCGAGGTCAATTATATTCGATTCTTCGCTTAGGTTCGAGCACGTGAATCCGACATCGCCAAGTAGTTGCGAGATGCATTCCTCGGCGACGCCGCCGGTAGCAAATTTGTTGATATTTTTCTTTGGCGGGAAAATATAACGGGATGCGATCATTTGGCGGAATGCGAGGTTTGTACGCGGACGGTTTCTTTTGCATACTGCAATAATCGACATAGCGGCGACGGCGTATATACCGGTTCCCGGTGTCAATGGTGTGGATTCGAGGTCTTTTTTTCTGGCGATTTCTTCTGCTTTCTGGGTAGCGAGAAGACGGGACTCTTCGCGTTGTTGCTTTCGGAGGGATTTCTCTGCTTTCTCTGCGGCGATTTCCTCGGGGGTGCGCCGCTTACGCGGCGCCTTATCTGGCAAAACGGAGATGACTGGAAAATTAATAGGAGAAGTATTCATTCTATTTTGAATATGAGTGTGGATGATATGACTAAAGAGAAGCAGAATCAAAATGGTGTTCAATTTTCGAAAATAGGCAGTATATTGTCCCTATAGGAAAAATTGAATACAGCAATCTGGAATAAGAGACGATAAAGCATAATCCAACTACTTTCATATTATTCGACCCCAGTTTCAAACCAAAAATGAATACTTCTTCTATTGTCACTCACAAGACCGGACAATACACGGTTACGACCTCTCAATTGGAGAGGGCAATATATATCAATATCACAAATAACACGAGTTATATGTGTTATGAAGGCACATTCGATATTGCGGTCTTTCAAACGCAATTCAATATTGCAACTGTATTCAAATTGCTGAATAAGTGTTTTGATGGGACGCTGAATTACAAGGTACGTTTTGAATTGGAAAAAGGAGTGCTGCGACTTATCTTTGAGTGTGTGGTCGACGGATTCTTGGAGATCCAGTTTCAACTGCGTTTGTATGAGTGTATGGGCACGGAGAAGGAGATGAAACTTATTGCAGAAATAGAAGAGCAGAAGAAGATAATCGAACGACTGGAGAACCAAATACGTAAAGACGTAAAGGATTGCAGCGAATCGGGGTCGGAATCGGAATCTGAGTGGAAAGCGGTCACTCCTAAAAATATGCCCCTAGAGAAGATAAGCGACGCATTAGCAAAATTCCTCGGAAAAGAACCCGGGGTTACAATGACACGTGTAGAAGTAAGTAGACAAGTACGAGATTACATTAAACAGAATTGTCAAATCAATGGACGGAATATAAATCCAGATGCTAAATTAAAAAGCATTCTCTCTGCTCCAGATGGTACACAAATTACGTATTTCAATTTGCAGAATTTCATAAAACACAATTTCATCAAAGGTGATTCTGTCGCCCCGCCTCCGTGTCCCACCTATCCGTGCATCGATAGTGTAATTGGTGAAGCAGTAATAGACCGCGTGAAATATACATTATGCAATATAAAATTTAGTGAACGTTCAACCGAAAAATGGTTCCGCGTGGAATTAGATCCAAAGATAAGACCATTAGGAAGACAAGACCTAGACAAGAATGTATACTTGATTGGTGATGTAACATGCATTCGGCATCTCATAAACAATTCATATACGTTTTACAATGGTGCGAAAATTGTTACGCAATATCCACCGTTAGTGTACCCTTTATTCAAAATAGAAGACGGCAAAATCATAAAGCAAAATATAGGCGACCGATTTGAGAACGGGGGTTTCGTAGCTGGCGGAAGAACATTTGAAAACCGTAAATGGTGCGACTTTACCTATATGAATGCAGAAAAGGTAATGAAACACTTCAAACTTTAATGTCTTGACTTCCCGTAGGGAGCACTGATGCCATTGCGAAGCGCGGGGCATCAGCATCCTCCCGCAGGGGAATACAATGCAAATGCCATCCATACGTCTGGACATTAACGTCCATCAAAACTTTATAAAGCAATATATTATATGAAACGGAACATTAATACTGTATTAATATTACTATCCATATTACTTTTTTTTGTCATACTATTATTAATATCACACAAAGATTCAAAAGAAAGTTTCAGTTTAAACGATAACCCAAAAGTATGTTTTTATTATAGTCAATCGCCAAAGATAACAGACTCATTAAGTGGAGGAGAATACGCTATATTAAAATTTCTTAAATTATTAAATGCCCGTGGTATAAAAAGCGCTTTATATTCAGCAGATACGCAAACCGGACAAGTTCCATTTACAAATAAAATATCGGATGAAACCGTTGTTGTTTATAGCGAAGAAATAAAAGGAAATCCTTTACAAGCAACTAAGGTCGGCAGATGGATGCTATATAATCCATATATGAGAGGTGGACAAGAATTGATAGATACGTGGAACAAAGATGATGTGCTCATTTCGTACGGAAACTATGATTGTGGACTGCAATGCGATATACGTGTGGATGTGGTCGAATTTAATGAAGACAAATTCGATATAAAAAATCGTCCCGAAACAAAGACGAAGAAGTACTATATTATTCATAAAGCTATGAAGTGCGGATGGACGCAAGAGTCATTGGATAGAGAAGTCGACCGATTAAAAATGATGGGGTTTGAAGAGTTCCGTATAGAATCAGCGGAAATAATGAATGAGAAGATGCAGGATTGTAGTGTTATGGTATCGTTTGACGTGAATACGTATGTATCGAATATTGCAGTGTTATGCGGTGCGTTGTCGATAATAAAAAAATCGGAAACGGATACTCGGAGTTACGAAGATATACTTGGGAAACGCGGAAGTTACGGTTCTATTGGCATAAAACCATTTGATGCAAGATTGTTGGAACAACCGTATAATTATGAAGAGAGATTGAGGGAGTCGAATCAGTACAGAGAATACATAAAAACGGCAAATAATATTGATGAATTTGTTAAACGATTTTCGCTGGAATGATGTCCAAAAAATTGAATGGTTTTTATTTACACCACATTTGAATGTAAATCAAACATAAATTGAAATTTATTACAATCAAAATATGACTGAATCAACTCCAAATTACATAACAGAAATAGAGCTTTACAAAAAGGATATAACACATTCTACTATTGGTGAATGTGTTATCAAGAGAGGAGATGAAGTTATATCAGACACCAATGCCAGTTATATAGGTGTTCTTGACAATATATGGGACAAGATGGGAACCGATAGAATATTACAAAATTCGTCATTCAACTTTAAATTTCTGACTGCTAAAAATGAAGAAGGTGGGTTTATTAAAAACGGCGAAAAGGGATATCACTGGAGAGATATGTTAGGTATGTTTGTCCAGAATAGAAATGCGAACCGTACATTGAAAGAAATAATACAGATGGTTAAACTTAATCAATACACCATCAAACTGAGAATAAAGTTAAAAACAGGTGAGCCAATTCATTTCAAAATAGATTAATTAGTAATTACGATGTTAACTGAAGAGAGCAATTCATCTCCGTTTTAATTCTATATACACATTTTGCATTTTTTCCGCATAGAATTGTTGATAAAACGCCATTTCCAATTCGTATTGTTCTTCTGAAATCTCACCTTGATTAAAATTCCTAGTAAGAATTTGTTTTATTCGTGTAAATCCAATTCGGT